ATGTCAAAGTTGAGTAAACAGTTAGTGACATTGGCCCGTCAGGCTGGCGGCAGTTTTAAAACCGTTTCAGACAGAATGAAAATAGCCAAACGTCTGGCGGAAAGTATGGTGATATTAAATATTCAAATCCGTGATATTAAGAATATGAAAATGAATCATATTGAAAAATATATCGATAGCCGAAAATCAGAGAATATTTCAAAGCGAACGTTACAAAATGAGATGGCGGCTGTTCGGGCGATATTCGCTATGGCGGGAAGATCTCAATTAGCTAACCCTCATCACGAACGGTTAAGTAATCATGCGCTCGGATTATCTGGCACCAGCCGGGCGGGGACTAAGATGGCGATTTCGGATGAGCGTTATCACACGACGCTTGTTTTGGTCCGGGGGAAAGATGAAGGGGTGGCTGCGGCTATGCAGCTTTCTCGTTATCTGGGACTGCGAACGGAAGAAGCGGTTCAGGCGGCAAAGTCATTAAGAACGTGGGAAAAAGCCTTATTGCGTGGAGATGAAAGCGTGAGGGTGGTGTTTGGTACAAAAGGGGGACGTCCCCGTGACACGACGGTGGTTGATCGGGATAAAGTGATCCAGGCAGTCAGGACGGCAATAAAGTATGCCAATAAAAATCAGGGGCGTTTGATTGATAAGCCGAATTTACATTCGGCCATTGATCGTTACCGGAATATCGTCAGGGAAGCAGGGTTAACCGGAAAGTCTTCACCACACAGTTTGCGTTATGCTTATGCTGTTGAGGCCATAAATTATCATTTGTCGAAAGGGTTCAGTCGAAAAGAAGCGGAAGCGATGGTGTCAATGGATTTAGGGCATGGGGATGGACGCGGGCATTATGTTGCCCGTGTGTATAATAGACAGGGTGGCCATGATTAATCTGTTTTTGGATTTAGCTTGAATAAGAAAAGTATTCTGTTTAGCATAGATTGGCTTATTTGTTGTTTTTGAACAACTGTCAATGTTCTTGCAGTTTGAGAGGAACGCTTTCGGGTGACTGCTCTTAATGTCAGGGGGTCTGAGACTGACGCTTTCGAGTGACCTGTAATGCCACTGTAGCCTGCAAAGTGGCGCCTTTGGGCGGTACACCCGTTTATCCTTTGAAAACGGGTATCACTCATCAGTGATGAAGGTGCAATTTTACTGACCCAGTGGAGGCGTTTAGTTTCCCGATGGGTGACAATCTTCCGCAGTAATCAGGAGGATTGCTAATAGGAAATATAAAACGCGGCTTTGAAACTCACGAGTCTGCCCGTACAAGCGAACCACGTATAGGAAACCTGTTTGACCCTGTTGACAGCAGTGATGATGATTGCTGTGGTGACTGGCGTCATGAGATTTTCTACCTGCCGGATAAGCGGTTAATACCGTGATACCCATTCTGACTACCACCCTGACGGGGAAGACTTTTCCCTGATACAGGGAGAGTGTTCCTCGTTTTTTTCATTTGAGGAAATATTATGCAAACTTTATCGTTATCAACGGAAATATCGGTGAAATCTGTCCGGTTTGAAGAACTGTTTTCGACACAAAGCTGGCTTGAGGCGTTGTTAAAGAAAATGCTTTTTCGCCGGGCCATTCGGTTATGTCCCGGGTATCAGGGCGATTTCTGGGAGGGCCGTGTTTTGTCAAATGGCATTTTTTATGCCGTTCCGACGTTTCAACAACAATATCGTGTGTTTGTTGAGGATAATGGTTTTGAGGGGATCATGTCAGCGGAGGCTTTTGGCATCACGGTGACGCTGTTCTCTCTGTATGAACTGGCCGATTTCAGTGAGCAGGACGACGATATTAAAGCCTTTCATGCTTTGTATGGTTATGCTCGTGGGCATTCAGAAGCTGAAAAAATACTCGCGGCTATTGATTAAATATTATCTGCTTATTCGAACTGAATTTTTATTTAACCCAAGTGAGGCGTGTTTCCCGGGTTGGCGATAACAACAGGGCCAGTTCCCGTATCTTAAAGGCGTCCTGATAAGGATTGACCTGATGGATTGATTCACTTTGCATGATGTTCTTGACGGACATCTTTTTTCACTTCCCGGGGCTTGTCCCGGTCAAGGGCAGGTTTCCGGTAACAGGAGCTGTTAATGCCTGCTTTTCATTCACCTTCTGATCCGACAATCCTGCCGGCTTCAGAGACATTAACCCCGAAACAATGCTCACTTATCCGCGATTTGATCCGTGATGAGTGTGACTACCAAGATCGTGACGCACTCCTTAAACTTTTGGGCATGATAACGCTGTTCAAAGTTGCGGGGATCCTGACGTTAGGTGTGCTGTTGCTGGTTTTCCGGTTGTTATGGGGATAAAGGAGACGAACGATGTTAATGATCTTTGTCACAATACTTTGGGGCGTGATTCGCTGGATTTCTTTGTCGTTTTACCATGTGCTGTCCTGGTTGTTACGGCGAAGACCGGTGAGATTACCGGCAGCTCATGCGCAAAGACACACGGTATATGCCGGTAAATGGCAACTCTCTGACGACGCCAAGTCGTGCGGGAGACCGGTGGTGGTGAGAGATATGCACAGCTACAAACCGGGTGTCGAGTTGCTGTATTTCGGTGAGGAGAAGCCGGAACCATTCTATTGCGATCAGTATCTTATTGATGAGATGGAAGCGGTGGATTCGGCACAACAGATGCTCACGCGTCTGTTGAGACAGCGTAGTTTGTCAGCTGCTTATGATGAAGCCGCATGATGGACAATGAGACGTTGGCTGCCATTACCCGGACGGTGATGCCAGCCGTAGCGATTGAAGAGCCAGTCTGGCTGCGGGTGGTGAGTTATCCGTCTGCGCCGGAATATGAAACAGAACGGTTTCACCAACTGATTTATCAGGCATTCAAAGCCTGGTCCGCAGCAAAGCCGGGAACGTGTGAGGTGACGTTTGGTTTTTTCTGTTTGCCGCATAACGGCGACATGAACGTCCCTTTGTGGCAAGCCTTACGGTTTAAGCATGAACCTGACCGGCTGCTGATTGCATTGGACGCCTAATTTATTGATCACCCTGACGGGGAAACCCGTGAGGGTTAACGCCGTCAGTCATTTTTTTACAACAGGAGTTAACCCTATGAGTACCATGACGACGAAAGAACACAGTCGGGAACCGTCCCAGCCCCTGTCAATGCAGGCGCTGGCTGAGCCGGAGATATTCAGAAAAACCCGTAGCCGGTTTAATCAGTGGTTACAGGCGCAATTCGACCATCACTATCACACACTGCGAAATCACGGTTACCGCTGTTTTCTGGCTCGTCATCATCCGACCGAGCTTGAACGTTACGATGAGGCCTGTGAAGCCTTACGGCGTGAGGAATTTCACCGGTTCAGTGAGTTGCAGACGCTGGGGCTGTTCCTGTATCAACAGGTTCAGCTAAAGGAGAAAAAACTCAGGCAGCGTCGTCGCGGGTTGTTGACCGGGATAGCATTGATGTCGTTGGTGACAGGCGTGTGTTTGATGCTTCACGCTTACGCGGTTGACTTGTCAGCAGCTTATCACGGGCTGACCGCGTTACCGGCCAAAATAGCGCATTATTTCATGCGCTAATTATTTATCCCCCGGGGAGAGACGACTCCCTGTGGACGGGTCTCTTCCTTAATTTTAGACAGGAAAGATGATGACCCTTTCTTACCTACCGGATGATATCTGCCGGTTAATCACCCGACGTCTTACCGACAGCCTGGAAAGTGGATGGGTGCCCTGGCAGCCGCCCTGGCACGCGGCCAGTGAGTACGGTTTGCCGCAGCAGGCACTGACCGGACAACCGTTTAGCGGTATCAATGTGCTGTTGCTCTGGCAAACTATGTTGCAGCGGCAGTTGATATCTAACCGCTGGTTAACCGGTGATGAGTTAAGAGCGTTAGGCGGATGGGTGGCCAACGGTGAAAAACCGACAACCATCGTCCGTTACCGGCCTTCAATGTCGCTGATACGTGTCATTAATCTGGAACAATGTGAAGGACTGCCGACAGAACTTCAACCCGGTTGTCCTTTACCTCCCCGTCCGGCTCCCGGTTTTGCCGCTGTTCAGCAACTGGTGACGGCCAGTGGGATCCCGGTGGTTCATCGGTCGGGCATTATGCCCGTTTACCGACCATGGCATGATCGTATTGAGCTGCCTGTCCGGCGGGACTACGTTGAAGATTCACAATACTGGCATGATTTGTTGCATCAACTGGTTTATGCCACTGGCCATCCGTCCCGGTTAAACCGCTTTGGCCTGACAACCCAAAGTGAGTTAGATGAAGCTCGGGAACAAGGGGTGACAGCCTTGGGCACGGCGTTTGTGGCGGCATTAACCGGTGTGCGGGGTAACCCGGTATATCCTGATAATACAGTACATTGGGAACACGCTTTGGGTTCAGATCCGTGGTGGTTATTTCAGGTGGCTAATGATGCCCGCCGTGCTATGGATTATTTGCAAGACCGCAGACAGCAGTTACCGACACAGGTGGCATTGTGGCAGCAGATGGCGACCGTGTTGCTCAGTGAGCACTATGGTCTGCTGCTGAATGGCACCATGCTGGAATATGATGAGGTGGTTCAGCGCCATATTAATCAGGGTATCACCCCGCTGATGGCTGTCCGTGCTTTAGCCCGAATATATCACTGGGAACGGCATGACCAGCCAGAAGGAAGGTTGTTTCCGGAAGAGTTGGGGCCGGCCAGCGAGGCACTGGCGTTATTCGCCAGCCAGCCATCGTATCTGAACTATGCTCAGATCCCGGTGACAGAACTGGCTGATACCGGTGAACCGGACAGATCATCACATTCTGAATGGTTGTTGTTACCGCCGGTGGCGTCTGACTGTGGCTGTGAGGATGAAAATAATGATCCGCCTGACGATAATGTGGTGGTGCTACCTTTGGCGGCGACTTACCGGTGTAGCGTGCCGCGTAAATTGAAAAAGCGCGTCATTTAAATTGATAAAATTTCCGCGCTGCTTTTTTTATCAAAATATGTGATTTATTTTAGCTGTTTTTCTTGCTAGTTGTGTCATCAAAACCAGCTTGAAATTTAACCTTACATCCGCTTTTTACCGTAAATTTTCTGACTTTTTGTCATCTCTATTGGTAAATATTTGTAAATAGTGGAGAGGGAAACGCCGTAAATTAACGCAAGCTTCTTTCGACTATAACCATTTGCTAGCAGATTTTTCGCTTGTTGCTGTTCAGAGAACGAAAACGATACTGGCCTGCCTCCGATTCTCCCCTGAGCGCGAGCGGCTACTAATCCCGCGTTTGTCCTTTCAACGATTAACTCCCGTTCCATTTCAGCCAACGCACTCATTACATAGAAAAAAAAGCGCCCCATTGGAGTACTGGTATCGATACTGTCCGTCAGACTCTGGAAGTGTACGCCGTTTTCAGTCAATTTTTCATTCAGCGCGACCAGATTTTTAACACTGCGCCCCAATCTATCCAACTTCCAGACGACCAAACTATCACCTGGTTTCAAGTGTTCTAGTGCCTGCTTTAATCCCGGACGGCTCGCTGTCTTTCCACTGATTTTATCCTCAAAAATATGCTCGCAATTTGCACTAACCAGCGCATTTCTCTGTAGAGCACTATTTTGGTCATTTGTTGACACACGAATATAGCCAATCTTCGCCATACTTTTCCCCAATATTATAGCTTGTTATTTTATCAGTAACTGCATAACCAATTGATTACAAAAAATATTTATAGTTGTATTCTTGGCGATATAGGGAAGTGCGAGTTTTATAAAAAACCTCGGTTTGTCGGAAACGGTGGAGTTGGCGAGGAACGCAGTACCGGGCAGCCGGAAAATTAACGGGAAAGCGTTGAGTGGGGATGTCAATATTAGCTCTCAAGATATCTTTGGTGAGCCAACATTAATCCTCGACAGAGCCGATTTAAATGACTATGAAACGCCAGGGCTTTATGTTCAATATGCAAATGCCAACGCACGAACGGGTAAAAATTACCCTGAGCAGCTTGCGGGTTCACTTGTCGTTTTGAAAAATAATGCTGTGACTCAACGTTATTTTGTCTATAACAGCAGCCGGGTATATACACGTAGCCAATATCTCAATTCACCATGGACACCTTGGGCTCAGGAATATAATTCTGAAAATCCTCAGCCGCCCAATATTCCAGTGGGCATCCCACTTCCATATCCTCATCGATACACGCCGCCTGGTTATCTCACATGCAACGGTCAGACATTTAACAAGTCTTTATACCCGAAGTTAGCCGAAGCTTACCCTGACGGTAAAATACCTGACTTAAGAGGCGAATTTATTCGTGGCTGGGATGATGGGCGCGGTGTTGATCCGGGGCGGGTATGCGGGTCATGGCAAACTGATGAATTTAAATCACACAGTCACAGCATAACTTTCAGAACTGTTCTCAGATATGAAAATGAAGGCGGCACTACACTCAACAATGAAAATCTAGGTTCATATCAATCATTTACAACGGAAAAAACGGGCGGTCACGAAACCCGTCCCCGCAACGTCGCATTTAACTACATAGTGAGAGCAGCATAATGACAGAACAAAAATACTCTTTAGACCATGAAACAGCCGTATTGGGTAAAGATGGTTTGGCTATTCAGGCAGGATGGATAAAGGTTTATCACTCGAATCAAATCACACGAGAATTCACGAGCTCTGATATCGAATATGTGATGCTGGGTGTCAGCTTATCGGCCGGTGCTTATTCTGATGCGCCAGAACTTCCGAAATCTGATGATGAGGCTGTTTGTAGAAGCGAAGATAAAAGCCGTTGGGAAATCTTACCTGATTACCGGGGTAAAACCGCTTACGACACGCAAACTCGCGCTCCGACTGAAATCACTGAAATCGGGGAATTACCGGATACGCTCACATTCAAAAAACCACCCACTGATTTTGACAAGTGGAACGGTAAAGAGTGGGTAGTAGATAAAGACCTTCTCAAATCGCATCAGATTGATGAAGCAAAACAACAGCAAGCAGCACTGTTACAGCAGGCAAATGACACTCTCTCATTGCTACAAGACTCTGTTGACTTGGAGGTTGCGACAGACTCAGAGAAAGCCGCTTTGCTTGAATGGAAGAAATACCGGGTATTACTCACTCGTGTAGATGTGAATCAAGCGCCGGATGTTGAGTGGCCGGAAGTGCCGAAGTGATGGTAGGGCCAGCAATGGCCCTTTGATTACCCTGGTTCTTTAGGCCATTTAACATCAGAATTAACATGTAAGTCGGTACGATTGAGCATGACTCTGTAATTTTTTAATGCCAGCAGATCGGACTTTTCTGCTTCTGATGCAATGCCTAGATCAAAAGCGTCTTGTAGAGGAAGTATTTTCTCACTTACTTCTGATATCAGTCGTTTCTTTGTATTTTCGAACTGTTGCACCAGTTGTTCTTGAGTCATCGGAGGAATATCACCCCATGCGGGTAAACCATTTTTATCCGCTATACGACATTTACCCTTCGGGGGAGCATTGCCAACAAACTCAATAAAAACCGATTCACTCACTTCTATTACATCATCGGGAAATGAACCAGCATCAATATAATCCTGCTTCATTTCTACAGGATAGAATGCATTCATTTTTGCACTGTAGTAATACATATTTAATACCCCATCGCGAACCAATACGCCCAAACTTCTTGTGAATATGCTACGCAAGCAAAGCCCGAATTGCTTGCTTCGTACGCAACGATATTAGAACTAGAGTTGCGATAAGCATTCCCCAACGTTAACTGTATGTTAAAACATTTATTGGGGTATACGATCGGGAAATTGACAGCAGTTGTATCATTCTTTCTTTCTACTAATCCCCACTGATAAATCATCCCAGTATCATTACATTTCCACCACCCATTAGAAGATTTTAAAGCAGTATTTTTGCTGCCATATCGGGAGTCAGACTCAGATTTAGTATATGACAGACCCGTAGGAGCATAGTTCCCGGCTGGCTGGTAATTACCGCGAGGTTGATAATTTCGGTTAACTTCATCCAGCCACGCTAACACGTGTCCATTGAATCTTGCATTATCTGAGTCTATCGATAAAAGACCACTGCCCCTGAGTTGAAATTTCCCATTGCACTCACCTGTGGTATATGCCCCTAGTTCTCCCGGTGACGGTTTGTTTACGGCGCTATAGACACGAATACTTGGGTATTCATATACACCCTTACCGGAAATGGACCCGACCGCATCCATATTCCCATCCAAAACACCACCCGATCTTGGATACGCCCCCTGAGCCAACTCCACCGTTTCCGACAAACCGAGGTTTTTCACAAACGCGTTTTTGTCGGGAATGTCAGCGCCGTTTTGGTTTTTGGCCAGCTTATTATTAGCGTTGTCATTAACCTCAGTCACCAGCTTTTGTGACGCAGCTAATGCACTGCTGTTACCGAGTTTATCTGTAAGATCGATACCTCTTTCAGCTGCGATACTTTTAATTGCCACTGCAAGTTGATTTAATTTGCTTTTGTCTGGCTTAATGCCCGCTTCTTGCAAAACGGCAAGCAATTCAGCTTGCACAATGTTAAACCATTCTTGGCCGGGGTAGCTGACAGCAAGACCCGCGCCACCCTCAGTAAACCAGAGTGGTGTCGGATTGCTTGCCGGGGTGATGGGCGGCATCACGCTAACGCCAGAGGGGTTATCAAGTCCAAACATCGTTAATCCTCATAAATAAATACAAATTCAGTTTCGGCAGGAGCATATCGCTCTAATAAACACTCAAGGTCTGCCGCGTCAGCAACACGCAAACGCTGCTTACAATTATCAAGTACAGTTGAAAAACGCATTGTTTTTTCAAAAACATGAACGAAAACACGAAACCAATTCTTTTCTGGATAAATGGGATAATTGCATCCACGTAGGCAGTGGTGGGGGTGATGCTCCTCAATTTTGATACGATAGCCGCGTTCTGCTGCCAAATGCTCATAAAATTGATTACAAAGGCTACCCGACATGACCAATTTTGCTTTTACTGCCTGGCGGCGACTGTCAATCGTTGATTCATCGTCAATACTGCAATCGGGAAGCCCGGTGAACTCTTCCCAATCGTCCAGCAGCATAAAAGCCCGGTCGGCATAAATTTCATTTAAAATAGCGTCATTAATCACGTCGATACGGGAAAATTCTTCGCCCGAGGCCAGCATTAATTTACCCATATCACTATCGGGATCTCTTATCCAGGCTTTGCCAACTGGCAATAAATCAAGCCCGGATTTTTGATAGTCCTTTGCGGTCATTGCCATTCGACATCTCCCAACACAAAAATTTCATGCTCGGTTGCATACACGTCCGCACCGGGTGAAATTACGGTGTTTATCAATTTCACCCGGTGCGTTAGAAATGGTGGCCCGCATTTCTGATAGCAAGGCCAATCCACCCGGCGGCAGATTTTCCAGATAACCTTTCAAATTGGTTTTTACAGCCTGTCTGACGACTTCTGTGTTCGGCGATAAGCGAATACGAAAAACTAATGATCTTGGCAACCGGGCTTTCAACAATCAATTCCGCACCTGTTGTTTTTCCTTCCGCTTGGTTGTGTGACCGGGGTTGATATGCCCGGTCAGGTATTCTTTCACACGCACAAGATCGCCAGGCCGCGGAAATATATTGGTTTCTTCGTCCATGACGAACAAAACACCCACCGACCCATAGCCACGGTAGCGCGGGATACACCACGCACGAGTGACCCCTGCACATTCCTTCGCCCAGCGCTCATAGTCATATTTATTGCCCCCGGAGGGTGGATATTGCACTCTGAACAACAAACGAGCACTGCAGTGAAATCAATCGACTCCCGTTTCTGCACCGCCACCGAATATACTTGAGTTATGCTTGAGTTCTCAAACACCCAACACGGGCGAAACCAATTCAAATTCAACCCCGGCTGCTGTATTTCCCCGACGGCCGGGTTCGATGGCAATAATAGAAACGGGGTTTTCACCCGATGCGGCATACACATCATCAGTAGACTCAAAGACAATACCGTCAGGGCGTTGAAAGCGCGTTCCTTTCGGTACCACGGTTTCATTTAGCACAGTCACTGTAATACTCCCTGTCGCCTGAGTAGCGGGTTTACGCCACACCCCCAGAATTCGCAATGCTCAAGCAACTTGTCATCATCTGAAAGATGCGGGACAACTTGCCGGCTGGTCCAGGCGAGATGGTCATGTAATCCGGCGGCGTTACCCGCATTAGCAAAAGCAATTGCCCCCGTGGTACTAAATGCAGCACGGGAAAATGTGCCAGGCAAACGACTTTCAATATCTGACTGAGTACGAGCCAGTAACGTGCTAAGTGGGGAGCTTTATATGGCATTTAAATCACACTTAAATGAGCTTTAAACGACAGCGGTAATACACTGCCACTCAATAGAGTAATATTCACTGTCAACAACAAAACCCCGCGTTCGGGCGCTGTTGCAGCAACATTGATTTGTTTGCATGGTTATCTTCAATCAGCCAGGCTAGCGCTTCATCCGCATAGGCTTTGGCCCGATGTAGAACGGATGACAACTGTTTTTCCCGTGATAACAACATAAACGGCTGCCTATCTGCCGTGTATTAAATGAGTCACCCCACCAACCGCGCTTGTCAGTACCGGCCCCCGAAGGGAGTTCGTCAGAATCCAGCGCCCGGCGGTCAGTAAACAAGGAAATAATGACCGCAGTCGCTAATGAGTTATCCAGCACAATATCAGCGTGCTCAATAGCAATGTCTGCGTTGTTGGTTTGCCATTGAAGCGCAATGTCATTCATCTTGGTTTGCTCGTGCTGTATCCGTCATGTTCAGTGTGAATATGGTCTTTACCGCTGGTTGAACCTGACATATGATTGTCCGCTGTACTGACCCCAACAATATCAACATTGCCGGTAAAGCGGTTTGGGGAGTATCAAACACAATTTCATCCGCCATGATTCAAGACGCTTGCACTGAATACGAACAACGCCGCTTTCTGTCAGTAAAATATGATGCCCTTCCAGATGATAAAGTGCAGAGTCTCCCGCCTTTAATTTACCCAGGCGGGTGTTTTTATTATCGACAGCAATGGCCACCAGGTGCTGACGAACGCCACTGACCGACAGGACAATGGCCTCACTGCCGACGGGCGGAACGCTACTGTGACCATAGTTTTGAAACCGTTCTACATCGTCAGCCGCTTCATCAGCCAGCAACGAAACCTGCAAGTTTTGCTGTTTCAGTGAGTCATTGACAATATTAACCACGCCCCGCGAAATCAGCAGCCGGACACGGCGCTGAATGCTGGCGGTGAGCTTATGAAGCTGATTAATCATCTCCACACTCCATCATGGGTTTTGGGTTCAGGCTGGGCGGGTTCGTTAAAACCGTCACGCGGCATCAGTTCGAGCTTTGTCACCGTGCCCATATCGTTATCAAGCGTATAATTCACCGAGACAATCAACAGGGCTTTCTCGTTAAATCCGGCTGGCTGGGCCTTTAGCACCACCAGTTCGTTAGGCTGCCAAAGCTGACCATTCGGTTTGAACCAGCCAGTGACACCCACCGTGGCAGTTACGCCATGCGCCAGCGCGCGTTTTTGCTCCCACGAACCGCGCGCATTGCCTTTCGCCGTAGTTAGATTATCGTCAGCAAGAATAATAGTGGGGCGATAGCGGGTGATTTCAGCATCACGCACATCAATATTAATCGCGGTAGATTGTGCTGGGGTCTGGGTTCTCCCCAAATGCCACCGGCGGCATTACTGCCTTTGACGCGGTACAGACTGAACCGGTCAATCCAGACAGGTAAGTGTCAATCGTTTGAATTTTCACACCTTGATTGTCTGATGGCCCCAGTAGTAAAACACCGGCTTTTCCCGTGCTGGCAGTGATAAAAACCAACTCACCAAGGGCGTTACTGGTTACCAGCACCCCACGGTGTCGGGCAGCACGAGACAGGTTATCAAACACGGTTTCGCCAGGTTCGATTTGCCACTGCTTGAACACCGTTGCCGCTGATGCTGTTTAACTTCCCAACGCACGACGACACCAAACGGCTGGCACAAGTCTTTTGCGATAGTTTCCAGAGTGACATTACGCCACTGGCCCTTGCCATGTATTGCGGCACAATCAACTAAATCACCGGTTTTATCCCGGCCAGACACCGTAATAGTTCGCTCATCATCAATACTGGTTTCCACCGTATCCACATAACCGGTGATCACCCGCTGACCGTTGATTTCAAGCTGGCATGATTGACCGGGTAAAAGCACTAGCGGAGAGTCACTGCCTTTAACGGTGACACCCAGTGAGAATTGCCCGGCCATGTCCTCCAGGCTGCGGGTGACATCCAGTGTTTTCCAGCCTGAGTAGATTTTATTACCTAAAATTAATTCAATCGTGTTAGCCATTAATCACCTCAACGTCTACACCGCCGGTCACGAACGCCGGATGTCGAATGCCGTTCCGGCGGATAAAACGGTCCAGTTGTCGCACCTCACCCGTTTCACGATAAAGCGTGACCAGTGCTGGCTCTGTTCCTGCCAGCGCAATATGTCTGGCGGTCGGTAACGCCCCCGCCGTGGCCTGCATTTGCTGGACAAAGGTAATGCGAAAATCCCGGAGCTGATTGGAGGTCTCGAACCAGCCCAAATCCCCGGTCGCTATCAGTAATTGCATCAGTTCATCATCAAGCTGTACGCTGGCTTTACGGGTGTCATCCAGCGTTTCAATCAGCGGAATAGATGTTACGGGGAGTTCAGCCCCAGATTCGGATGACTGAGAAAAACGGTGTAAGGGTCCCGGCCAGGGTTAATGAAGGTGCCGACGGTTTGGTTTTCGCGGCTTCTGTTGCGGCGTTTAACACTAACTCAGCAAGTTGGGTCGCAATAAAACAGTAGTGGTGGTATTCACCACATGCTGTAAATGTGCCACTGCCGGCACATTCGGTTTTGATTGCACCTGAATACTGCTGCCGGTTTTTACGTAATGCCCGGCTGGCAACGGCGGGTGGGGCAATTTCCGCCATGCCACTGACCAAATTAGCGATATCATCAAAGAGCTGATGAGGCGCATTAATCAGGTTCTTTAACGAACCTTTTCAGCGCCAGCGCGGACCCTAACAGCTGGTTCATGCCGGAGGTAGCCGGTAAGCTGCGAATACCGTTAACAATTGTGTTAACCGTCGCTTCAACCGTATTCAGTGTGTCCGTGACTTTAGCCATGGCATCAGTAACCGTGCCCCATGCCGCTGTCACATCGGACAGAATGCGGCTCGTCAGGCTGTCGCTGTTCAGTTCAGGCTTATGTGTTTCAACTGGGGCGGTTTTATCCGCTGCCAGCACAAAGGTGACAGAGAACATGGCAACCCCGCCGGTATAGCAAGACTCCCGTACGGTGTAGGTTTCGATTTGAATTCGCTGCTTACCCCAGTAAGGATGATCGATTTCGCCCGGTTCGGGAGTTTCAAGCGCCCGTTATCAGGGGCGTCACGCTGATTAAAGTAGTTATCACCAAAACACCACCGCAGTAAATGCATACTCGCGGGTAGTCAGCCCCATGTCTTCGGTTTCGCCGTCGTCCGCAACGGGTATTCATGACGAACAACACGACGACCGCCGGTTAACGTCGCATCATCAATAATATAGAAAGTCTGACCGCGAAAGGTTCCCCTTACCATTCCCTACCCGGCTGCGCCAGGAATTGTCATTAAACAGTGTCATGACCTGGTCAAAATCAATTTCCATCAGTAACTTTTCCCGTAGCTGTAGCCGGTATTCACTCGCAAATCGACATTCTCAGCCTTGACTGATTTGGTTTTTGCTTTGATATCCCCGGTTGTTTCAACCTGAATCGTAATCTTGCCTTCCGGCGGCTTTTGCGGATTTTGCTGCGGTTGGGGCTGGCGTAATTCCCCACGGCTCTGTTAGTCGATCGGGGGAGATTTTTCTGCTCCCAGGTCGCCGGTTAATATAAGGGGAAGGTTTTGATCCTGTCTTTTTTCTATCCGTTCGTTACGCTCTTGTACCACCAAATTCTTTAAAGGTTGACTGGGGAATAATTTTGAGAAACTTCTTGCGGTTCTTTTACCGTTTGCGTTCGTATGCATGTGGGTATTCTTCACGCATTGGGTTTTAAAATACTTATTAAGATTTTTATCCCGTTCTTTGGATGACAACAGGGCAGCGCAACTGTTGATGCAATTGCTGCTCCGCGGATCCGGCCTTTTTTTAAACTTAAAATTGTCGTCAGGCCCTGTTGTATTATTATTATTATTATTTGGTGTCTTGCCAGTTCGTCACATAAACGGGCACGACATCAGAGCCACTTAATGGCCCGGAAGGAGTATCACCCCCCGCCGAACCTGCTGGGCCGCCCTTAATATATTGGGCAAAATTGTATACCCCTTTACCGGTGCGATACACATA